TTGTAATCAAAAGTATTTATGTTTTTCTTTCCGTAACAGTTTGTATTTATGTATGGAATGTCGCAATAAACCACACTGTCTTTGTCTATCTTGACATTCTCATAACCACAATTTGATAATTGCAGTGATTGCAGTGATTGCAGTGATTGCAGTGATTGCAGTGATTGCAGTGATTGCAGACGATTCAACGATTCTAACATCTGTAATCTTTCAAGGCTTACTAATCGTGCGATGTTTTCATTTTGTTTGTCTTTTATAATTTTCTTTGTCGCAAAATACTTTGTGTATAAGTCATCAATACCTTTTGTTGCTGACAAATCAAATCCTAATTCTTGACTTAGTGAATAATCATTAAAGAAAACTGCATAGTGCCACGCTTTTTTATAACACTCTATTTCAGTTCCATAAAGATAATCTCTACCGTTATTTCCAAAAGACCAACAGTATTTTATATAAGGATTCTCACCTTTAAGCAAATTAAAGTCTTTTCTTGCTATCCAATCCTTACAGGTTTCAAAAGAATATTTTTCCCATATTCCACCCATAAATAATTGAATACCGCTGTTATCAATATCGTTTGCGAAATAATTCTTAAATCTACTTTCTTCCAGAATCTTGTGAGTTATCGCACAGCCGCCAGCAAAGAGGTCATAGAAATTGGTCGCTTTCGGGAAGTGAGAGCATACCCATTCCGCTATCTGGTTCTTGCTACCCTTATAAGGTGCTCCATATCTCCTTATCATCCTTCGCTACACTCCTGCTACCCTTCCGCTCTTAATCTGCCCTGTCTGCTGACAGCACAAGAAATATCCTGCCGTAAAGTTGTCTACTTGGTCGTCATGCTTTCCGCTGGGAAATTCTTTTACTTCCGTCAGCCAGTCAAGGTTCCAACTGCCCCGCAAAATATGTACATGCCCTGCCTCAAAAACAGGCTCTACATATCCTGCTCGCGCAACCTTATCTATGCCTATATTCTGTGGTATCACGCTTCTTGTTCCGTTTAGGATTGTCCTAAGGTTGTTCACTGCATCTTTTGAGTCCATGGAGTTTTCGACCGCAACAGATACTCCCATACCGTCTTTGTCTGCCACCGCACGAATGAATGCGTCTCGCTCACCTGCACTTGCCCTTATTCTTGCGACATCCTTAATCCATAAGTGCCACTGTCCTTCAATTTTTGTGTAAGTCAAAAGCGTTCCGCTAGTCCAGTCAGGGTCCGCTTTCTGCGTCTGTTTTGCCGTATGAGCCAAGTCCCACATTCTGTAATACTTTGTCTTCGGAAAGTCAGCATCAGTATTGTGATATTGGATTTTATCAGTAACAAAAAGATTTCCTCCCCTAATCTGCGGATTGCACTGCAAAAGTCCGCTTGCGGCATAACTGCCTAAAGAAGCAAACTGTGACTTGTACCAGTTTTCGTCATAACGTTCTGGAAACAGATAATCATAATGTATTGTTTCTAAGTGATATTTATTATCACCGTATTTCTCTTTGTTCTTTACACCAATTTCAACATCACTGTTTACAGCAGGAAAAGCAACAACTTTGAACTGAGGGAAGTTTTCATCATAATCTTCACTTTCGGGGCTGATACGTTTTTCAATTCTGCCGATTATATCATCAACGTGCCATGGTGTTGCTAATACTATAACAATGCTTGTTGGTGCTCTACGAGTGAGAAAGTCATTTGTGAAATGTTCCCAAGTAGATTCTCGGATTGTTTCGCTTTCCGCTTCGGCTCTTGATGCACAGTAATCATCACAAATTAACAATGAACCACCCCGACCAGTAATCCCACTCGTAAGACCTGTTTCAAGTACACTTCCTAAATGATTCTCAAATCCCCAAGACTGAACACCGCCTGTAAGTTCACAATTCGGATAAATCTCTTTGAACTGTTCGCTTTTTACAAGTGCTCTTGAAAATCTTGAAAATGATTCTGATAACGATTGTCCGTAAGATGCAACAATAACATCTTTATCTGGAAACTCACCTAGAAAATGCGGTGGAAGATAACGAGAAATAATATCAGACTTACCTGCACGGAAATGCACTTTGATTAAAAGAAAGGTAGACTGCCCTTGTCTTAAATTGTCTATCGCTTCGTCAATCAATCGGCAAATCTCTTTTGTATGAATACCGACAACCAAAGGCTCTAGTGGTCTTTGCCAACAGTATTTCATAAACTCCAAGTGAGAATATCTTGCTTTTAATATCTGTAATTCTTTTTTATTTGCAATTCTAAGAGACCTTCAAGACCTCCTGTAATCGCTCTTTTGTATTTTTGTTCACATAATCAACAAGAGAATAATCGTAATAATCACCGAACACTTTCGTTGCATCCGCAATAAAATGTTCTTTTGTTTTTCTGCTTCCCATTTATTCCTCGTTGTTCACCTTCTCACATAGTTCGAGATACATCTCTCTTTCTTCTGGGGAAAGTTTATTTATATCTGTTTGCAGGTTTGTTACTGTTTCTTGTTTCACATCCACCTTTCCTGTCACCGCCACTTCCTGTCTGTCTGGAATCCCCAAGATGGATTTTATTATATCTTGATTCGTTTTTAATACCTGTGCAACTTGATTTAATGGCATATTTCCGATTGCTTCTTTGATTGCTTCTTTATCGCCTTTTGCTTCTTTCAAAGTCATAATATCGGCATTGATTTTCTGTCCAATAATTTGTGACATAGCCATTATCTGTGTAACTGTATCAGTGCAAAACTTCTCATATTCCTTTTCGTGTTTCTTTCTTGTCTGTTCTGCAACATACTGATTATATAAATCTACTCTTTTATCCCACTCGAACTTGTTTGCATAGTTATATACGGTAGTTTTTGTTATTGAAAAGGTAGTGCATAAATTATCGTATGATTTATCTTTTACGTTTTTACACTGGTCTATGAGATAATAAGAAAAGTATTTGTATGCATTTTTCGGTTCGTGAGGTTGCTTTTCCCATTTTTGTTTTTTTTCATCATATTCCATAGTTTTCTACCTTGTTTTTATAAAATTTACATAATTTTATTCACTTTTTCCGTGAAATCCACCACATTTTATATAAATTATATTGCCTTTTAAGTCCATTTTGTTACCAAAAAGCAAAATTGTGCTCGGTTTCAGCTGTTTTATCATTTCATTATACCCGAGTTTGAACTCTTCCTCAAACTCTTTTGTGCATCCGATGTTTGACAATGCTACAACTGAATTGTGAGGCTCCCCTAAGAAACACCACTGGAAAGAGTTTCTGTCAGACCAACCAACTGTCGGATAAACTGTCAGTCCTAACTTCTGCCATAATGCACCGACCCAGTGTTTTCTGAAATGGTTGTATTTCTGAATTGGTAATGGAAAATCAGAATACATTGAGAAGTCTGGTGTAAGCACTGCACCGAACTCTTTTAATATGTTAGCCCATTTTTTCGGCTGATTGTATACACGTTCAAACTGGTAATCATCAAGGAAGAAGTAAACTCCTGTCTTTGATTTATCACCTTCGTATGTAAGAACTTCATTTAAGCCTATCCAGTTATCCATAGGTTTGTATTCTGCCGGTTCGATTATCGGTTAACCTTCGTGAGTAGACTTGAAATGTATTTTATGAATGTTAGACCATTTCTGCATAAATTATCCCAAATAAACAAACTCTAAGTTTTTCCCACTCCAATCAACATTCTTTGCAGGTACTTTTTTCTTAATAACTTTAACTCCTTTTTTCGGAGTTCCTAATGGAGTTCTTGTCCATTTTTCTGCCTGCTTTTCAGAAAGGAATATCCAGTCATTTTTATTTATACTGTTTCCAACCGTTGCCCTATAAATAGTTATTTTGGCATTTGGGTTGTTCTGTACGCTTTTCAACTGATTTACAGTTTCTTGAACATTTGCATCATTTCTTACGCTTTCTGAAAGTTCGGATATTTTTGAGAACATTTTATCAGCAGTTATTCCTCTCCCATAAGCCTTGTTATAAGTTTTTCCTTGATAACTCGTATCTACATTTCTAGTTGAACTTCCTCTACCACCCATTCGGCTATCCTTATCTGTTTTTCAAAATGTCTTTAAGATACTTTTCTCTTTTTGTAAATTCCTTCAAGCTCGTTTTATATTCCTGCAACCTTTCATTTCTGTTCACCCCTTCAAGATACCTTGTATTGTCATGTTCTTTTATTTTATTTTGAAACTGTTTTTTATAAAAAGAAGCATTTCTCAAAGCACCTTCAAGCTGCTCTTTTGTATGCTCCTGTGGTTTATACGCTGCATCAAGCCTTGCTTTTTCTTTACTTCCAATACCACTTGAACTACCACGTCCGCCCATAACTTCCTCCTAATATGTCCTTGCGTTCAAACCACGCTTTACTAATTCGTAATAAAGTGATTCCTGCTCTGTCTGATTCTTGCAGAGTATCTCTACTTTCCATTCTTGCTTATTTTCTACTGAAATACTGTCTGTTCCGCTACCTTTGTTTCCGTAATCGGTAGGGTCTGTATTATCGTCTAATATAGATTCCAGTTCATCAGCAGACAGTGTATCTTCAACGGTCAAATCGGGAAATTCAAACTCTGATAAATCAAAATCGAGTGTTTCGAGTTCGGTCTGTAAAAGTTCATAGTTCCAACTTGCAAACTCGCTTGTATGGTTATCCACAAGCCGGAACGCCTTAACCTGCTCTGGTGTCAAATCATCAGCAATAATACAAGGGACTTTCTTCATTCCAAGTGACTTAGCTGCCTCGAGTCTTGTGTGTCCTGTAATTATCACCATGTCTTTGTCAATAATGATAGGATTCTTAAATCCAAATAGTTTTATTGATTCAGCGACCTTTGGAATTGCGTTTTCATTGAAACGAGCGTTTTTATCGTATGGTTTTAATTGATTTACAGGAATCTCAGCTATGTTCATTATTTACGCTCCGAGTAAGTATAATGATAATCTCTTTGATATTATACCACTATATTATAGATTGTCTAGCCTAATTCCCAGACTGCAACTACCTTGTCATTATCATTGTCGAAATAACTGTAGTAACTGTCACCATTCACAAAGACAAAATGTCCGTAAACACACACAATCGCTGTCTTTCCAGAACAACATTCTTTCAGAGTCTTTCGTTCAGCCCTTTTGTAATAAATATATTTCTTGACGTTGAAGAACTTTCGCACCTGCTCGTTTACGCTTCTTAGTGTTGCATAATTATCGTTTGCAGATGCCATTTCACTGAACGCTTTTATTTTACCATAATCAAAACTTCCGTACAATATCTCTGATGCACAACCTATTGATACAACTGAACAAGGCAAGTCCAAGTAAAAGTCTTTT